TCAAGTTTAATCTGCTATGCCATATATTGGAAATACCATTCGTGCTGCTGACGATTATAGATTAATTGATGACATAAGCAGTGGATTTAATGGCAGTGCAACAAGTTTTGCTTTACAAGTTGCTGGTTCTGCTCCAGTACCTTTTCCAAAATCACCTCAACAGGTTTTAATTTCAGTAAATGGAGTTATTCAAGAACCTGATCCTACTGGAGCTTCAGGATTTAATTTAGTTGGAACAAATATAGTTTTTAGTTCTGCTCCGACAAATGGACATGCATTTTTTGGAATAATATATGCAACTGCTGATTATCTAAACTCAGGTGGTAACTTTCCTACAGGTAGTTTAGGTGCTCCAAGTATTACCTTTGTCGGAGATGAGGATACTGGGATCTACAGAAAAGGATCAGGTAGTATAGGTTTTGTTTCTAATTCAACTGAGATTGCAAATACTGATAGTAATGGAATAACTATTACAACTGGTAATTTAATTTTAGGAGACAGTGGTGGCACATCTAGTGATCGTGTTGTTTTAGGAGCATCTTCGGATTTTGAACTTTACCATAACGGCAGTCACTCATTTATTGATAGAAGAGCAGGTGGAACTGGTGATATTTATGTTCGTCTTGGTACTGATAATGCTTTAATTGCTAAAACTGATGGAGCTGTAGAGCTTTATCACGACAATTCTAAAAGATTTGAGACAAGTAGTCCTGGAGCTACTGTTACTGGAATAATAAGTGCTACTTCACATTTTTATCCAACACTTGATAGTGCATCTGATTTAGGGTCAAGTGTTTTGCGTTTCCGTAACCAATATATTTCTGGAAGTGGAATGATTGATTTTCTTGATAATGGAAAAATCAAGATGGGAAATTCAGATGATTTGCAAATTTATCACAATGGTACCGATAGTTTTATTAGCAATTTAACTGGTGACTTAAGACTAACAAGTGATAGTAATGTAATTTTAAGAAGTGCAGATCAAAGCGAAAACTATATAGTTGCTACAAGAAATTCTGATGTAGAACTTTATTTTGACGGCAGCAAAAAGTTTGAGACTACAAGTACTGGAGTGACGGTTACAGGAGATGTAAATATTACAGATGATCTAGTTATTAATAGTTCCAACGCACAGCAAATACTAAGAGACTTTACTGATAGTTCAGATAGTGATATTTCTGGTTTATTAAGTGGATCAACATTTGGAACTTTAGTAGAAGGAGCACCAAATGGTCATCATGTTATTGCTTTAAGAGATAATGATACGTCTGATAGTTTTGCAATTATTTCAGGTGGTGGTAATTATCAGTCAGACAATACTTACGACAAAGTAGTTGCTAGGTTCTTTTGTGACGGAACAATTAATATTCCTGATGATGGAAGAATTAAGTTTGGAACTGGTAATGATTTACAAATTTATCACAACGGAAGCCATAGCTTTCTTGATAATTCTAATGGTACGGGTAATCTTTTACTATATGGTAATGGAACTAATAGTATAGTTTTACAACCAGTAGCTGGTGAAAATAGTATTGTTGCTAATTCAAATAGTTCAGTAGAACTATTTTTTAACAACAGTAAGAAGTTCGAGACAACTGCAAATGGTGCTGACTTTACAGTAGCTTCTGGTGGACAAGTTAATATATTTGGTTTAGGTAGTGATAATGGATTAAGAATATCTGGTCCGCAATCAGCTTCATCAGCTTGTTTATTTTTCAATACAAACTATCAAAATGTTAGTGGTGGAACAGATCAATACACAATCCAATGTGGTGGTGCTAATCATACTTTAATGTTTAAACATACCGATACTACTGGTAATGTTGTTTTTGAATTAGATGATACTGAACACGTTAGAATCCCACAGGATAACAAAGCATTAAAATTCGGTGCTGGGCAAGATTTAGAAATTTATCACTCTGGAACAAACTCAGTTATTCAGAATAATACTGGTGTTTTATACATTTCTGGTGATGATGTTCGTATTGTAAATAATGCAATAAATGAATCAGGTATTAAGTTTACGGCAAATGGAGTCGTAGAGATACTTCATAATAATAGTAAAGTATTTGAGACTAGAGATTCAGGAGTTCATCTTATTGGTGATGCAACTGTAGGTCACATTTTTGAAGGTGATGTCAGATTTAAAAAAGCTGGCGATGGTACAACCAGAATTCAGTTTAGAGGTGACGAGCAAGATATTATATTTACTGATGATTATAAAGCTGTTTTTGGATCCGGTGCAGACATGAAAATTTTTCATGATGGGTCAAATAGTTTCATACAAAATGTTGGTACAGGTGATTTAGTAATATATGGAACAGGTGAAAATTTAGCTAAATTTAAAGATGACGGAGCCGTAGAGCTATATTATGACAACACTCTAAGTCTTTATACAACATCTGCCGGATTTAGAACTTCTGGACAAGGTGAGTTTGATGGTGGTATTAGATTAACTGATACTAGAAAAGCACTGTTTGGAGATAGTGGAGATCTAGAAATTTATCATGATGGATCAAACAGTTATATCGATTGTCCTTCATCCGGTGTTGGTCATCTAATTCTTAGAGCCGATGATTTTTATCTCAAAGGTAGTAATGATGAGATAATGATTTTTGGGCAAGAAAATGGTAGGGTTGGTTTATATCATAACAATTCCGAAAAAGTTAAAACTACTTCTGACGGATTCAGTGTAAATAATAATATTCTTAGTTGGAATGAAGGTGATGGTAGCGGTAGTAATGTAGACCATATCTGGCATGATGACGCTAATAATGCTTTTTACTTCATAAGTGATGGCACAGTTAAGCAAACAACTGGATCGTCTAAATTAATAGCAAATTCTCTTGTATTTGGTGCTAATGCTCCAGGTACTGCTGCTAATAGGTTAGATGATTATGAAGAAGGAACTCACACTCCAACCTTTGCAAATTTAGATGTACCAGCTCATGTAACAACTAATTATTTTCATTACACAAAAATAGGTAGATTAGTTCATGTTGATGCCAAATTTACTGTAAGTAGTTCAATAAATGACAATAGTGGCTTTGGATTTACTCTACCTTTTACACAAGCTGGCTCCAGAGAAACTGTTTTCTTTGCAATGTCTGATAGATCTGGTAGTGAGAAAGCACCTTTTGGAGGTACAATGCATCCCTCACAAAGTAGTGTATATCTCAAGGAACAAGAAGGTTTTGCAAATGCTACATATAGTGATTTTTCTGGCAATGAAATTTATATTACTGGAACTTATGAATCTACTTAAGTTAGTTAAAAATTACAAGAAGTAAAATATAAATATAAATATTTTTATAAAAAATGGCGATTACAAAAACTTGGGAAATTAATACGTTAGAGCGTGATTTATCAGATGGTTTTGTAACCAAAGCAATCTACAGAGTTAAAGGTCTTTCAGATTCAGAAGAGAAAGCAAGGGCCACTGGTGAAGTTACATTTGATAAACCATCATCATTACCTTCTGATTTTATTGCTTATGATAGTTTAACTTCTTCTAAAGTATTAGCATGGGTTACAACTGCTTTAGGAACTGATCAAGTAGCAGCTATTGAAACAGATTTAGAAGCTGCAGTGACTGAAGCTATAACACCAACAACAGCTGCTGGAGTTCCTTGGTAAAATTAGCCATTTTAAACTAGATATATTAAATAGTTATTTAGATGGCATACATAGGAGCAGAGCCTTTACCAGGTCAGAATAGAGAAGTAGATGATATTTCCAGTGGTTTTAATGGAAGTACTACTGCATTCACTTTGCAAGTTTCTTCTGTAAATGTAAGTCCAGAAAGTGCAAACAATATTATTGTTTCTTTAGGTGGTGTTATACAAAATCCTGGCACTGATTACACAATCGCTGCAAGTCTTATAACTTTTACAACCGCACCTGCTTCAGGTCTTGATTTCTTTGGATTAATTTTAGGGGCTGGTATAAATACTGCTACAGTTGCGGATTCAACTATATCTGGAGCTAAATTATCATATCCATTGACATTTACAGGAGATGTTAATTTTGATGGTGCGACTGCAGGTAGAGATATAGTTTTTGATAGATCTGATAACGCTTTGGAGTTTGCTGATAACGCAAAGGCTACTTTTGGTGATAGTAATGATTTAGAAATATTTCATGATGGAACACACAGCGTAATTTCGGAAAATGGTACTGGTGGTCTTCAAATAAAAGGTGAAAACACCATTTCATTGGGAGATACTACTGGGAATAGACTTTATTTACAAGCTATTAAGGATGGGGCTGTGTCGTTGCGACACAATAATGTAGTTAAGCTTGAGACAACCAGTTCGGGCATAACGGTTACAGGAACAGTTACAGAGACATCTGATATTGCTTTTAAATCTGATATAGAACCAATTACAAATACACTAGATAAACTACAACAGATAACAGGTTATAAATATAAATTAGACAATGCTTCAATAGATTCAATGGGAGTAATAGCACAAGATGTAGAAAAAGTATTTCCAGAGCTTGTCCATGGTGATGAAGGAAGTAAAACTCTACAATATAGTGGACTTATTGGTGTATTAGTAGAAGCTGTAAAAGATTTATCAGCTAAAGTTGCAGTGTTAGAAGCTTCTGAGTAAAATTTAATTAAATACTTAAAAAAATGCAGAAAATTTTTAACGCTATTGCTGTTGCTTCAGGAGTTCTTACCCTAACAATAATAGGTGCTGGTATCTATGGTTATAAATATATAACCAGCGAGAACTTCGAAAAGATGATTAAAAACAAAGTTATGGGAGATATTCAGAAAGTACTTCCTAAAGCTATTGAGAGCGAGTTACCAGACACCACAGGGATCTCTATACCCTTCTAATGAGCATCCCAGATATAGATATACCAAATATATCTATACCTCACATACCTGTTCAAGTAATAGAGCCAGTAAGAGTATTTGGAGATTATGTAGTTCATCCCTCTTTTAGTGAGCCATCTCTCCTACTTCCTGGCTGTTATAAAACTCATCGTGATGCCAGTAGAAACTCTAATCTTGTAAACGATGATCCCAGAGGTACATTTTGGAATTGTCCTTGGGGTGAATTACCAGAGATAATGCCTCTCGAATTTGATAAATCTAAAATGATTTATTCAAATGATCTAAAAGAAGAAAAGAAAAAAGAAGAACCAAAAATAGTTAAAGAAGAAGTAAAAACAGAAATTCCTAAAAAAGATAAAAAAGAAACATTTTTTCCACCTTGTCCAGATCCTAATTCAAAGCTTAGAGTGGGTTCGTTTGCTAATGAGAAACGCTTAGAAAAAGTTAAGGAATTTAAGTACAACGAAGACAAGACAGAATGCCTCACTATTTGGGAAGATGTGAGTTATGTTGATCAATGGCTACCAGAGCCAACCCTAGTCATAAACACGGTAATAATAGCTTCTATAGCTGCTACCAGCCCTGCTTTAATAAATATTATTAAAGGAGTTACGAAGAATATTATGAAGAAAATTACTTCTTCTCAGGGATCGAAAAAGAATGATAATGCTTCTCAATCTGATTAGGTACTGGGGTCAAATAGACATCTTTACAAACAGAAAAGAAAACAGAATTTTCCTTTACTCGGATGCCTTTCTGCATTAATTCTCCACAATGTTTTACTCTTGCAACATGCCATTCTAATTCTAAATTTTTTAGTTTTTGATTTTGAATACCTATTTGAGTTGAAGCTGCGTCCTTACATAATTTACCTAGCTTCCGATCTAGTGGAATACTAAAATTTAAAGTAATTCCTGTACCAATAGAATAAGAGTCTTTGTTAGTTCCTGAATAATTCTCTTGCCAATAAAGAATATTTCCAGGATTGTCAGGTGTCCCATCCCCTATGGGGTTGCCATCATCATCAAAATCTCCTATTAAATCAGTTGGATCATATACTGGTGTACGATATCTGTGGTCAAATGGTTTTTGAAAATTTGTATTGAAAGTTGAGAAGGGAGTGATATTCATCATAGGTCCCTGACAGACTACGTTTCCACCATATTGATTTTGTTGGAAGCTCCCATTATTCACATTATAATTTTGATTAGTTACCGATCCGGTGTTTGATTGACTTACTGCATTAGCTAATACTGATGTTGGAGAGAGAAGTATTAGTAAAGCTATTTTTGAAAAATTGATTGTGTGACTTGGACGCTTTCCGTGGTGATTTCTCGATTTATGGTTGTGACATTGGACAGCCCTGGCCCCATGTAATGTTCGCTTAGTTGAAAGGCTGCTCCATTTTCGGATTGCTTCCAAGTTGGTTTTGTACTGAAATTTAAACCAGTCCATGAATAACTAACTCCATCTGCAGTTCCATTAGTTTGGACAGCACTTGGTACCATATTACCGCTGTCTTGTAGTTCTACGCCAGTCCCAGACACACTGTAGGTATATCCTGTATTATAGTCTTTTGAAACGATTGATTCAACTATAGTTTGTTTTGTTGTGGTAGTAGAATTCATAGTCCCTGTTGTGAAGGCACCTGTGATGGGTGAAGCTTTTAAAGGGACAGGTAAAAATATAAGCAGCAATAACAGCCGTTTCACTATTCCAAGGTCAAGCCAACGACAAATTGACCAGTTACAGTAGTACCTGCACCACCTGCAGTCATTGTTATATCATTTTTAGTATCGATGGTACCTGCGAGCGAACCGGCCACACCTGCCGATGTACTCGTCAAATCCCCGAATGGGCTTGTCTCACCGACTGTTAAACTAGTAGCTACAGTGTCTCCAGCGGTATAACTAGAACTGAATGAGAATGCATCCCCTGCACTTAATTGAGAAGCTGTAATAGCTGTATAAGCATTCACGCCATTTGTAGCTGCTCCTAGACCACCTACGCTACCTGTTGTTGTTCCGTCGGTAGTATTGACCCCTGAGCCACTTATACTTAGAGAGTTACCTATACGATCCGCAGCGGTTGCTGCTGCTGAAACCTCTAGCTTTACTGATGAGCTGATTGAATGATAGATATCCGCCTTCACACTAGGGGTTAGTAATAAGATTAATAATGGAAAATACTTCACCATTTGTTTAAAACTAGAATTAATACTTATAAGTTTACATGAGGGTAAACTTAGTATGTATGGGATAAAAAAAATGACAGAAAATCCAAAAGAAAAGAAGAATGTT